AATAGAAATACTATTTACACCTGCTCCTGCGAGTAGTTTTCTAGTACCATTACTACCTTTGTGAGTTACATCTACTGATTCGTCATTTAATGTTATTGAAGATGATCTCATTCCACCAACAGCAACAAATGTAGAACCTGTTGTGTTGATTTCAATTAAGACATCTAAACCTTTTTGTGCCGCCATATTTATCTCCTATTTATAAAATTAGTTTGTTCCTAATATTATTGCTCGGAATCGCATGACTCCATGTCTAGTGACACCATCTGGGTCTCTCATTATATCACTAAATTCAAATCTTAGATTTACTAAGTTAAATCCAGTGACTGTTAGATTACTATCATGCAATAAATCGTGAATTCTGTCCATTATTTGTTTTGTTTCTTTAGCACCCTTGTACTGTGACCATATATGAACATTTATAGTATTTTCACCACCTACCAAGTCTTTTGTTCCATAATCAATAGCTGTTTCTTCACCCAAAGAAACAAAAGGGTATGTAGCACCTTCTGTAACCTCATCAAATACACCTGCACCTAAAGTTGATGTAAGTGTATTGTCACTAGATAAAGTGCTGTATATGGTGGTTTGTAATGCAAATTGACCAATACTCATTTCAGTATGCCTTTTTTAAATAAAGCTTCTATTTTTCTTTTATTTTTTTCTAGTGCAGGTTGCATAAATGGTCTTTCAGTCATATTAGTAGTACCAAACTCTAAATGCTTGGAATAAGGAGCAGATGATATTATTTGACCAACGACTGTTCCATTAGTTTTAACATCTACTTCCATTGTAATATTACTTGCTAAAAATCCAGTATCACTTGCAGGTGGTTGATTAGGTGCAGATGCTATATGTGTTCTTCTTGGTTCGTATTTTTCATAAGTTCTACCTGTTCCACCTGCTAAAATACTTTTTTTAGCATCATTTTGAACCATTAGTGTTCCACGAGTTACATATTCTTTAACTTTGTTATTAGATAGCTTTCTGTTTAGTTTTTTATTAAATGCTTTTAAGTTTAATATTTTAAAATTGGCACTCATGTTGCTACGCCTTCTTCACAAAGAAGTTTAAGGAATCTATCCCTTTCATCAACATTGATAATAGCCCTAATATTAAATAACTTACTATCAAAACTAATCCTAGAACCATTAGTAATATCAGTCCTATAACGCACTGTGATCTCGTGTGAAACGCTTCCAACCAGTTTACCTTGTGCATATACCTCTTTACCACTTTTAGGCTTTATATCGGCATAGACAGAAGCAATAGTTGACCAACCTGAACTTATACCACCACCACTATCTCTAGTAGTGCCTTGTCCTTGAAGGGTAATTTGGTGTCGGAGTTGACCTACTTGGCTCATTATCCAATTGACATGAGTTTAGATGAACCTAAACCACTATAAACTACATATGGTGACAATAATCTTCCTGCTGTAGCAGGTAATGATGTTTTACCTTCATACATATCACCTCTATGTTCATAGAGATAAGTTAAAACTTGATATATCGCAAATTTAATAGGTTCAGGTACAGCACTTGCACTTGCATAACCAACAATGTATTTGACCTCAATGGCATTAGCTACTCTAAGTGATGTAGGGAATGTTTCACCTGTTCTTAGAACTATCCTTGCAGGTTCTTTAGCGTTGTCAACATAATACTTTGTACTAGCAAAGGTTGTAGCAGTATCTTCATCATCATAAGTCTTAACATGAGTGACTGAAGTAACTGGTGGCATTGGTAGATCAATATAATTCTTGTAATAGTTTAAGTATGGACCTGTTCTCATACCTTCCCATAAAGGCTCATCAATATCATCAAGGTTATCTAAAAATAGTTGCAAAGTTTGTGACATGATTGCCCTTTGCATATGTTCTTCACATAGCTTTCTTGCAGAAACAATTAATGATGTGATTAAAGCATCATCACCTGAACTATCTACTCTTAAATATGCCTTTGCTTCTGCAAGTGTTATCGGTTCTGATGCAGGTTCTGTATGTATTACTAGACCTGCCATTCATTCTCCTAATTAGCTTTTTTCTTTTCTGCCTTTGCTTCTACAACTTCTCCTGTAAGAGGTTGTTCAGCTCCTTCTTTTTCTTGTAGCCTTTGTACTAATACTCTAATAGTATGTTGTGCATTAGCTAGTTCTTGTTGAGCAGTGTTATACAATGCTTCGTAATTTATTTCTTCTGACATATAATTCTCCTAAATTAATTAAAAAATACTCGGTCTACGAGTAAGCCAAACATGGAAGTAATAATTAAAGCGTACTGACCATAAATAAGATTATCAAGCTTATCAAATCTCTTTGAACCACTTTCTAATCTTTTATCAATGTTTTCATAACGAATAGCACATTCGCGTTCATGTGCTTCTAGTTTGCTTATAGTTTCACTTACCATAAATATATTCTATGTCATTAATACTATAGATACAATAAAAAGTAATGTTAAGAAGATTTCTTAGTAGTTTTCTTTTTAGTTGTCTTTTTTGGTGCTTCTCCACCTTCCCATGCTTCGTTTACATCAGGTGTAGAAGGGTCATCTGCTTTTAGTTGACCTTTTGTGTTTCTTGCTCTTTTTGGTTTAACTTTAGCTTCAACTTCAACAGTTTCTTCTACTGCATCAACCTTTACTTCTAAAGCCCATCCATTTTCTACAAAAGTATCCATGATTTCTTCTTGCCACTTGCCTTTAGAGATCACAATATCATCTGCTTTGTGTAAAACCATATCCGCAGAATTTTCGTCTACTATTGCAGGTTTCGGAACTAATATTTTATATTTTCTTGTCATAATATTTACCTTTAAAAAGAGAGGGGAATTTCACCCCTCAAAATCAAATCACTTACGCTAAGTTATAAGTACTCGCACCACCTGCATGGTGTGGGAATCCTTTGATAACTGTAGCTGACATAGGTGTACCACTTGAATGGTTGCCTGTTCTGACAATATCCAATCTTACATACTGTTTTCCACCTACATAGCCAATTCCACTAACTTGTGGAGTTTCAGCATTATCATCTAGTGTTAACCAAGTTCCATCTGAAGCGATAGAAGCATCAGTAACATCTAATTGACTGCTTACAGCAACTAGAGAACCACTTGTATCACCATGATACAGTTTGAACTCATACTTCAAGTTACTTGCTAAAGTGTCACCTTCAGCACCTGAATTAACCATAACAAAAGCACCTTCAAAACCTGCTAGGTCTATCTCTGCTCCTGCTGTGGTAGTAGCATTTCCACTTGCAACTACTGCTGCTGTTGAAACTACAGGTGTTAAATTATTTCCTAAATCTTTCATAATTTACTCCTTGCTTACGCTGTTACTTTAAGTTTATTTATGGCTTCAGGAAGAATCACCTGACCACCAACTCTTCTTCTTGCAATGTATCTTACATTACCAGTAGTAGCTTGGGTGAAAGGGTCTCTTAAAACCGCTAAGTTCACTCTATCCACAATCATATATGCTCTTCTGAAGTCACCAAAAGCAACTGGGAAAGCATTTTGTGCAATAGATGGCATGTCTGTAGCTTCCACATAAGGCTGTCCAAGAATAGTGTTAGTAACACCACCTTGTAATGACATCCCTGCTTGGAATACATACTGACCTGCAGTATCTTTAAGTTTTCTAATAGCAGCTAAAGTGCTTCTGTTAAATACAAAAGAACCATTTCTACCATAGTCAGACTTAATGTTATGTACTAATGATATTAAGTTATCACCAGTAATAGCTGTGTTAGAGCCTGAGTCTATAGAACCAACATCACTGTTAGTCATAAATCCTTCAGGTTTTCCAACTGCATTACCACTTACAAAAGCAGCACCTTCAGCTTTAGCAAATTGTTCGCTAAATTCTGATTGCATTTCTGCTTCTAAGTCAAATACTGAATCTTCTAAGTCTTGCTCAGAAATATCTACTAGAGCATATTGCTCATGTGCAGGTAATTCTTCAAGTCCTACTTGATATCCAGTAGTTTCACTTCTAGTTCCACTTTCAGCTACCCACTGTGCCGCAAAAGTTCCAGTTCTTTTTGGGATTTGGATACTTCTACTACCAGTGCTTCTGATTCTAGCAATACTTCTAATTGGTGATATTTCAGTAATATCTTTAATTAGTTCTCTTACATATTCAGGTGGTGCTAAATAACCACCAGTTGAATCATTACTTACAGTAAGTGCTTTTCTTTCTGCTACATCAAGACCTTCCAGTCCTTTTCTACAGTAAGTGTCAAATGCACCCATATATTCATCTACTTGCTTAGATTCAAAACCTGAATTTGGTCGCGTAACGATTGTTTCAAGTTTCTCAATTTGGCTTTTGATATTGTCAGCGTTAAGTTCAGCAGTTGTTAGTTTTTGATTAATGTCTTCATAAGAATCCATTTTAGCTTCCATCCTAGCTATTTTCTCGTCTACATTTGCTGTACTTTCGCCTTTTTCTATGCTGTCTAGTCTTTGGTCATTAACTTTTTTAAATTCTTCAAAAGTTTTTCCCATGTCCTGTATAGCATTTTTTATATCTTCCGACATAATAATCTCCTATTAAGATTTTAAGGTTAAAGTTAAGTTTTTTATGGCATCTACCAATTCAACATTAGTATCAACATCGCGTTGACCGAATGCATCTGTGACAGCTTTTGCTGCCATCTTTGCTTCTGAACGAGAAAGACTGAAGGCATCACGCATTCCATTTTCCCACTCTCTAATAGAAATTTCTTCACCTTTTACTGAACGAACAGTTGCCTGAGGGTTCATAGGAAAGGTTACTAACGACACTTCCATCAAATCTACTTCTTTGATAATACGTTTGTTACCACGCTTATCATATGAAACTTCTTTTGGGTTAACTCTGAAGCCTATTGATAGACCATCTAAAGCACCCATTTTTAATAATTCGTAGGCTTCTGCACCTGCTTGTGTTTTAAGAGCAAGTCTGCCCTTAACAACCAGTCCATGCTCATCTTCTTTGATCTCATCAAAGACACCAATAGGCATATCAGACTTGTGTTGATATAAGAGTTTTACATTTTGTGGTTTTCTTCGTTTGAGAGATTTTGCGAATGCTCCTGCTTCAATAACATCATTTCCTAAATCTTTGTTTCCAAAGACAGAACCATACCCTTCAAAAGTACCATAGTTCTTATCTTCTTCATCATCATTGTAGGCTTTAATACTTGATTTAATTTCTATAGATTCTTTTTCTACTTCTTTAGAATCCATTTCATCTACAGTTTCTTCAGTATCAGGTTTGCTTTTTCCAAACTCAATAATATAAGAGTCATCTGTCTCTTCAACTGCTCTTATGTGTTTTTCATCATTCTGAATAGAATCTTCTTTATTTGAATCGTACTCACTGGTACAGACAGCTAATCTTTGCTCGGAATCAGTATATTCACTCGCCATAGTGTCATCTCCCATACATCTTGTTATTAAATTAATGCCTGAACCTAAAGGACAAGCATATTTACATATATAGTATCTTATTGGATAGATTAGCACAATATATAGGGATATATAAAATA